GTCTCGTACTGCTTTATACGATATAGGCGCCGACAACTCAATGTTCCTTAGGGAATACAGCCTAGGCCGGAATACCATAAAAGTAACAGAGTATTTCGTGCAAAGCCTTTAGTGTTACAGATCGCTTAGCCACGGTTCTAGTTTTTCTGAATCGTTGCGTAGCCCCAAAATCCAAAAGATTGTGGAATGAAAAGGAATTCCATCCGTAAACCTCGGGAAAATTCGGGGAAGTAACCTTAGCCATGGGCTCGTGAGCCTTCTCACGAACAGGCGGGGATGGGTATCTGACGGTTCTAATCGGCAGAGGATCCACATCCGAAGGTACCCTACACGCTAGTCGGTATGCTTTCGTTTTTAAGACTAATAACAAACCTTTTGCGCGATCAATCCCTACACCACCCAACTTAAAGGGGAGGTAGTAGGGAATAAAGACACCAGCGAAGGAACTACCAAACCTTAGAACAAGTTTGGAAGCGGCACGGGAAAAACCCGGACCTAGCCTTTTTGCGGAATCAATAAAGTTTCCAGCAGAGCTGATGAAATCATCGACGTTAGAAGAAAAACTGTACAGGGGAGGTACCACAGGGGATACATCTAAACCACGGAAATAAACTTTACCGCAGAATATGCCTGTATCGTCCGAAATGACGGTCTTTTTGCGATTAAGCTTGAGACCAGCATACGAACAGACCGCTTCATATCTCTGCAAGACATGTTTGTCAGACGAGACATAAAACAAATCGTCTCCACATAGGACTCGGTTTAAGAGCCCACACATGAAGGCGATACCGTGGTGCACCAGAGAGGCCAATTCAAAAGTGCCTCTCAAACCCATTAGTGACTTTTGGGGGTGCACTGTTCTTCCGTTGACTAAAATAGGTGCTGTGATGCAACCTATAAAGTCTGAGGAATTGAACAGCTCTAGAAGGTCGCGGTAGGCGTTCAGAACAAGCCTATCGGTGAAAGCATCTAGGTCAGTGCTGTAGAACAGTGTTGGAGTCTTTCGGGATTTCCCTACTCGGTTACCAGTCACGCTCTTTAAAAAAAGATGACCCTTTTGTTGATCACCGGAACAATCACTTTGGATATTATCCAAGGTTGCCCGCAACTTTCCGTAAAGGTTCGAACTATTTATTGATCCATCGTAGGAGGTGATAAAACGAGTCTTACCAGCCTTTTCCGATAGAACGGTTGCACTACCGACAGGCCCTTCATAGGACCAGTCGGTTGAGATGCCACTTGCATAAGCAAGAGAGCGAGGTAGCCTTCTTTCAGAAGCTAAACCAGGCCGACCGCCCTTATATGTGCGTTCGCTTGGCACAAATGTGAAAGGGTCTTTATAGTCCTTAGGCACATATCTCAAGACCTCACCGGCGATCCTTTCGGATATCCGGGAAGAAGAGGTCATAGTCTTTGGGGATGGGTCTTCGATTTCCTTGCCAAAGGAATCCAAGAGACGTTCCTTAGCTGAACTCGTTAATTCGAGCTTTACACTATACGGCCAACGTAAAATTGACAGTATAAGACTAATCTGCCTACCCTCAGTATCGGTAGGTTTTGACACGACGTCCTCAGAGTATTCACTTTTGGTTATTTTACGACCAGAAGCAACCTCGGCGTAACGTCGCTCGCGATCCATATCG